ATTTAAGAAACGAAATAATAACATCCATGATTGACTTTGCCAACCAAGAAACAGAGGCACTACAAACCAAGCTAAACAACGAGCGCAAAATGAACGAAAGCCACGTTAATACTTTACTTAAACAGATTGAAGATAAAAATAAAACGAATTTATAATTATGGAAAGCAAAAAACATGAACCAATGGTGAAAGATAGTAACCAAGTTCACACAACAACAGATTATTTTCTATTTAGTTCAATAGAGGGTAATAGAAACAAAAACCTATTGCATATCAATAGACTTAAAAAGTCTATGTCAGAAAATTACCTTTTTACGGTTATTATCGTAAATGACAAATACGAAATTATTGACGGGCAACATAGGTTTGATGTTATTCAAGATTTAAAACTACCATTAAACTATATTGTTTGTAGTGGTTACGGGCTTAATGAGGTCCACATTCTAAACCAAAATTCTAAAACATGGACTTCAGATGATTATTTGGATGGCTACTGCAAATTAGGCTACAAGGACTATTTAAAGTATAGAGAGTTCAAAGAAACATACGGCATAGGGCATTACGAGTGTATGTGGTTGCTTAATGGTTCACAATTGGCAAATCCTACACAAATATTTTTTACGGGTGAATTTAAGATTAAAAACTATAATGAGGCTTGTAAAATAATTGAAAAAATTATGCTTGTTGAGCCATATTATGAGGAATGGAAAAGGAGGTCATTTATATTGGCTATGCTACAATTATTTAAAAACCCAAATTTTGAACTTACCGAGTTTTTACAAAAACTAAAACTTCAACCAACTTCATTATTAAATTGCTCAACAACAAATCAATATGTTTCATTGATTGAGGAAATTTACAATTATCGTAGACGCGAAAAAATTAATTTAAGATACTAATGGAACTATTCAACAAAATACGAAATTGGGGCAAACAAAGAGAATTGCACGATTCAAACCACAAGTTCAAGCAACTTGCAAAGGTAACAGAAGAACATGGCGAATTAAGCCGCGCAATGCTTAAAAACGATGTTGTAAAGATTATTGATTCAATCGGGGACCAAGTTGTTAGCTTAACAAATTTAGCGGCTCAATACGATTTGAAAATAGAAGATTGCATACAACACGCTTTTGAGGAAATTGAGAAAAGACAAGGTAAAACGGTTGAAGGGGTGTTTAGTAAAGAGGAACCTGGATGCGGTAGTTGCTTTATGATGAATTGGGATGAAGAAACCGAACCTTGTTTATCTTGTCGTGATGGTTTAGGTGGATTCAAAAATTATGTAAAAAAGTAAAATGGAATATCAAGAGTTTTTAAAACAGAAAAGACATAGTATAGGAGAGTTTGGGTTTATTCCAAATTATCTACCTGACATTGGTTTTGATTTCCAAAAGTACACTATTGAGAAAGCCGTAAAAAAAGGCCGTATTGCTTGCTTTTTAGATACTGGGCTAGGTAAGACGTTAATACAACTTTCAATAGCTAAAAACATCATTAACCACACAAATAAGAGGGTTTTAATTCTTACACCTTTAGCGGTTGCGTTTCAATTTATGCTCGAGGCTGAAAAACTAGGTATTGATGACATAGAATATTCTAAAGACGGCAAGTTCTCTAAAAAGATAATTATCTGTAACTATGAACGATTACACTATTTTGATTCAAAAGACTTTGAAGGTGTAATTTTAGACGAGAGCAGTATTTTAAAGAACTTTGACGGCAAAATTAAAAGCCAGGTTACCGCCTTTGTAAAAAAGATTCCATTTAGATATTTAAGCACCGCAACACCATCCCCAAATGATTTTATCGAATTAGGTACCAGCTCAGAGGCTTTAGGTTATATGGGATATATGGATATGTTAACCAAGTTTTTTAAGAACAACCAAAATTCGGTAGATTCAAATAATAGAAACATTGGCGAAAAGTTTTATTTAAAGCCTCACGCCGAAAAAGATTTTTTTGCATGGGTAAACCAATGGTCTATAATGGCTAAGATGCCTAGCGACTTAGGATTTTCAAACGAAAGATATAATTTACCAGAATTGATAGTAAATAAGCATGTAGTTAAAAATCAAAGTCAAATATCAATTGAAGGCCAAATACAATTATTTAACGTAATAGCAAAAAATTTCAATGAAATAAGGTTTGAACAAAGAAATACAGAGTTAGAAAGGTGTGAAAGGGCTATTGAGTTAGCAAGTGGCAAAACTTCGGTTTATTGGTGTAACACTAACAACGAAAGCGCAATACTTAAATCACTTGACAAAGAAGCGGTTGAAATAATTGGAAGTCAATCTATTGAAAAGAAAGAGGAAATACTTTTAGCATTTGCTAATGGCGAAATTAAAAGATTAATTACTAAGGCAAAGATGACTTCAATGGGTTTAAATTGGCAACATTGTAATCATTCTGTTTTCTTTCCTACATGGAGTTATGAACAATACTATCAAGCTATTAGACGCTTTTGGAGATTCGGGCAGAAAAATGATGTAACTATTGATATGGTTATTTCAGACGGCCAAACCAGAGTAATTGAGGCTTTACAACAAAAAACACAAAAGGCTATTGAACTACACAAACAATTAACAATCAATGTTAATAGAGATTTCACAAACAAAGTAAAAGAATTTAACAAACAAATTATTAAACCAAAATTTTTATGAACGTAAAGGATCAATTACACACAAACGAGTATTCAATCTATAACGGTGATTGCATGGAGGTAATGCCCGAAATTCCAAATGAATCAATAGATTTAAGCGTATATTCTCCACCATTTGCAGGGCTTTACAATTACTCAAGTAGTGAGCATGATTTTAGTAACTGCGAAAGCAAAGAACAATTTTTGTTACAATACGAATTTTTAATTAAGGAAATTGCAAGGGTAACTAAACAAGGCCGAATTACGGCGGTTCATTGTACCGATGTATTTGATAATACTTGTAGGCTTTGGGATTTCCCACACGAAATTATAAAGCTGCACGAAAAATACGGATTCGAGTATAGAAATAGAATTACTATTTGGAAAGAACCTTTAAAAGTCAGAATGAGAACAATGGTTCAATCTTTAATGCACAAATTTATTGTAGAAGATTCTACTAAGTGTTTTACCGCAATGCCAGATTATGTTTTAGTATTCACTAAGAAAGGTGAAAACAAGGTGCCAGTAGTTCACCCATTTGGAATAAACGACTATGCAGGGGAAACGCCTATTTTACCAAATATTTTAAATGCTTGGAATAATGCCAACGAATCTAATTTAAACGCGGAACAACTTTGGGAACATTTAAATAAGATTAACGAAGAAGGAAAGATTACTAAATTGAATCATTATATATGGCAGCGTTACGCCTCAAGTGTTTGGGATGACATTAGAATTGATAATGTTTTACCTTTTAGAGATTCCAAAGAAGAAGATGACGAAAAGCACGTTCACCCTTTACAATTAGATGTAATAGATAGGATTGTTGAATTATACTCTAATCCTGGCGAAATAGTTTTAACGCCATTTGCAGGGGTGGGTAGTGAAGTTTTTAGCCCAGTTTCAATGGGTAGAAAAGGTATAGGAATTGAGTTAAAAGATAGTTACTATAAACAAATGGTCTTAAACTTAAAGGAAACTGGCAAGAGATATAATAAAACAATTCAAGCTAGTTTATTTGTTTAATTAAAAAATATAAGTAATTTTGTATTCGGGTTGCTCAGGCATGGGCGTAAAAGGGTGCAGATTCCTTTCCCGTTATTTTTAGTCTGCAATTAAAAGTCTGTTATATGAAAGAATCATTTGTTTTATACAAGGCGTTTTATGAGCCTATAAAAGACCTATCTAATGAAGATTTAGGCCAACTGTTTAGAGATTTATTTTTATATCAAATTGAATCAATAGAGCCATGCAACACGTCACGCACTTATATGCCTTTCCAATTCTTTAAAAATCAATTTAGACTAGACGAGGTTAAATATTCAAAAGTAGTTAACAGAAACAAAACCAATGGATTAAATGGAGGTAGACCTAAAACCCAAGATAACCCAAAAAACCCAGTGGGTTTTCAAGAACCCAAAAAAGCCGATAAGGATAAGGATAAGGAATTAACTAAAGTTAATAATATAGATGAACGCAAATTAAAATTTGCTACCACACTCAAACCATTTTTAGAAAAGTTTGGCAAAGATTTACTAAATGATTTTTACTTCTATTGGACCGAGCCGAATAAGTCAAATACTAAATTTAGGCAAGAACTAGAAAAAACATGGGATTTAGAAAGAAGATTAAACCAATGGGCTAAGAATGAAAAACCTAGTCCTAAAAAAGAAGTGAGGCCATATCCAATGGGGTTAATGTGATTTTAAAGTTAAATGACATAATGGGTAAAGTTTCAGCTTTAGTTCAAAATCCTACTTCAAAATCTTTTAATATTGGTTTTGAGGAATTGGATAAGATTTACAAAGTTGTTCTAGGTGCAACTACCTATGTAGGTGGGCAGCCTTCGCATGGTAAAACAGAATGGCTATTTGAAATGTTAGTAAGGCTTTCTATAAATCATGGTTGGAAGCATTTAATATTTTCACCCGAAACTGGAAGTGCCGAAAAAATATTTTTAGAACTGATTTGCAAATACACTTCAAAAGTATATCGTGAGGGTGCTTTTAATCGAGTTACAGAAATGGACGCTATCAATGCAGCCGCTTTTATTCATTCTCATTTTATCGTTCGTGATATGACCGAAAAAACACCAACGCCAGGGGATTTTTTAAAAGAGGTAAAACAAATTGTAGATTCTGAAAGCATTAAAACTATTTCAATTGATCCTTGGAATGAAATGTACCACCCATACGAGGGTAGGCAAGATGAATATTTGAGCGTGGCATTAAGCGATATTAGAAAGTTTGCAAGGGTTAACCAAGTTCATATTTTTGTAGTAGCGCATCCAAGAACTTTGCAGAAAAACAAGGAGGGAAAGTATGAAGCCCCAACTGCATACGAGTTAAGCGGGGGCGCAACTTGGTACGCAAAAGCAGATTCTATAATTTGTGTTTTTAGACCTTTTGAGTTTTCGGACATAATGCACGAAAGGACTTATGTAGACATAATTATCCAAAAAGCTAAACCTAAGGAGGTAGGGCAAAAAGGTATATTTCATGCAGATTACAACTGGCATACTGGTAGATATTCGACTAGAGATGTAGGATTTCAACCGATAGATCCAAAAGGTAAAAAGGATTTTGTACAAGTAACTGCAAAATTAACAGACAATAGCGATTTAAACCCATATAAACCTGCACCATTTTGAGCGAAGATAAGTACATAGAAACAATTGAAAGTTTATATTTTGTAACTCGAGATTTAAACGCACACCAAAAGAGAGAGGAAAGCAGTTTAGCGATTTTAGATAGTTTGCGTGAACTTATAAACACTTTTAATATAGGTTTGGATAGATTACAAGGCGAAAGAAAAATAAACGCGGAAAACACTATTAAAACGCTAAAACAGATTTTCGAGCATATAGGGGCTATTTATTTACAAGAACTTTACTGGAGGCAAAAAGATTTTAAAGCGCAAAAGACCATTTTAGAAATGGCGAAACAAATAGACGAATTAAAAAAAGAATTAGAAATTGAAAGACAATTAAACCAATAAAAAATATGGAAAATATAACTATCGATGTAAGAGTTGACAGAACAATAGAAGTCAACGTAGGTATTGCAGATTTAATTCAAGGCATAAACGATACCCCAATGAAATCAAGATGGAATAGTGTTTCTCAAGTATTAAATGGAGTCCAATTAAGCCTAAGCGAATTAACAGACAATCAAAAGGAAATTGTAAAAAACTATTTGATTAGTAAATTATCATTATTTGAAGCATTAAAAGGAGAATAAAAAATGAGAGTATTAACATCAGGCCCAAATTACTACATTAGGGCGACATCGTTTAAAAACGAAAGACTATTTTATCAAAACAACCATAGACAAATGAACTATGTACTTGAGCAAATTAGCAAAATATCCGGTAAGCGAACAAGCGAACTGATAAAGCACTCAAGATTAGCCGAACTTGTAGAATGGAGAATGATATTCACTTACATTTGTAGGCAACAAGGATACGGAAGTTTTAAAGAAATTGGTGTAATATTAGACAATAGACATCACGCGAGTATAATCCACGCTTATAGAATGGCATGTAATTTTATTGACGCAAAGGATGTAGATTTTATCGGAAAATTAAACGCAGTTAAACACCTATTGAAATGAACGAAAGAGATTTAAGTCACAATTTACTAATGGCTCACATGTGCATAAAATCCGCAAACGAGTGCTTAAAAACTATCTACGAGTTTCGAGATAAAATCGACAACAAAGAATTTATCGAGGTTATTAAACAAGTAAAGCCCAAGTTATCATATTTTAATGGCGTGATTGATAAGACTTTGTTAGCGTCACCAAACTTTAAAGGTAAGCATTGGGACGAGGTTGAGGAAAAATCATTTGAGATTTTAGATTTAATTAATGAAGAAATAAGAAAATTGTAAAATATTTTTATATCTTTGTATTGCTAATTGATTATGACTATATCCATAAAACTAACATCTTAAAAATATTGCAGTCCTATCGGGGATTACTCCTTACGGTCTAATCAATTAGCACCCGTTAGGCTGCATAATATTATTATGGAAATTTGGAAAGATATTCCTCAACTTGAGGGACATTATCAGGCAAGCTCTTTAGGCAGAATTAAATCTTTAAAGTATGGGAAAGAAAGAATAGTTAAGCAAAATAAAGGCGCAAAGGGTTACATGAGATTAACTATTTACAAGGGTAAAAAATCTGGATTTGCAGTTCATGTTTTAGTTGCAATGGCTTTTTTAGGACACAAGCCAGACGGAACTCATAAAGTTTGTGTAGACCATATAGATAACAATAGAAAAAATAATTGCGCAAATAATCTAAAATTAATAAACAACCGAGAAAATGCAAGTAAAGACAGAAAAGGAGGTTTAAGTAAGTACATTGGTGTTACGTTAGAGGTAAATAGAAAAAAATGGGTAGCATCTATTACTTTTAATTATAGAAGAGTTCATTTAGGTTATTATTTGTCTGAAATAGATGCGGCAAACGCTTATCAAAAAGCATTAAAACAAGTTAATGATGGAATGGATTTAAATATCTTATATCCTAAAAAAATTTACAATCTTAAACCTAAAACAAACAATGAAACCCTGCAAAATCTGCAAAACCAAATTTAAGCCAACAAGTTTAAAGCATGTTTGTTGTAGTTATGATTGCGCTATTCAGCATGCAAAGGTACTTTCTATTATCTCAGCTAAAAAAAGCCAACAGAGAGCCGAAAAACAACGTAAACAAGCAAACAAACAAACAAGGGAGAATCTTAAAAGTTTGGGAGATTATAAAAAGGAGCTGCAAATTTTAGTAAATCGGATCGCACGAAAGATTGATTACGGCCAACCATGTATTAGTTCGGGTAGAGATTGGAAAGAAACAAATCAAGGCGGCCACTACTACGGCAGTCAGGCATGGAGCGAAATAAGATTTAATCTTTGGAATATTCACTCTCAATCAGTATCCGATAAT